TTTAAAAAGATGACTTTTGTCATGTATTATATAAAGTAATTAGTTTTATTTTACATGAAATTATTATGTTATGGAGCGTACTTGTAAGAAATGCGGAGAGACAAAACCGATTGAGGAGTTTACTAAATCAAAAGATTGTAAGTTCGGATACGCTCATATGTGTAGGCCTTGTAATAATATTCTATATCAACGTAAATACGCATCGTCTAATAGGTGTAAAGCATTAACTAAATTACGAAAAGAAAATCAAACTGACGAGCAAGTATTAAGGCGAAAAGAATACATGCAAAATTATCGTAAAACTCATACAGCTATCAGATCCCAGTGCAGCGAGTATAAAAGAGATTATTGGATAAAAAATAAAAATATACTTTCTGTAAAATCAAAAATTTGGAGGGAGAAAAATAAAGATAAGATAAGTAAGTATAAATTAGAAAACAGAGAATTAATACTTAAAAGAGCAAAAGAATATAGAATTAAAAATAAAGATAAGATAAGGAAGGAATATAAAGCATATTGTGATAAAAATAGGGATGAAATAAGATTAAAAGGAAGGATTAAAAATATAGATGGAGAAAGAAGAAAACAAAGAAAAGAAGATAGGGATTATCTTAAAACATATTATATATCGGCAAAACTTAGAAGAAGTACGGGATTAAATATGAAAACTATAAAGGAACATCCTGAATTAATAGAAAGTTATGGACAACAAATAAAAATTAAACGTCTACTAAAACAAAAGAAAGATGAGAGTACTAAAACCAGTTAATCAGAAATCAATTTACCATTCATTTAGCGATCTTTATGAAAAGATTATGAATGATGAAATCACAGACGCAAAAGCCGAAATAGCAGTTTCCGCACTTGCAGGAATGAATCGCACCTATGCACTCGAAATAAAGAGAGCTGAAGTTGAAAACCTTTTAAAAGGTAATTCTGAAAAAACAGAAATCAGAACTATTGAAGTAAAGAATTTCGATCAGATACCTATTGAAGAAGGGAAAAAAGAATAACTATTTTTAAAATTCATTAAGTGAGCCTCCAGTAATGGGGGCTTTTTTGTTGCTATATATTTCTATATAGTAAATATTCAACTATTTATATATGTAGGTTTGTGTATTGTGTAATTTTACACAAAATGCAAAGCTATGGGAGATACTTGGTGCGATGCCTATAATAACATACCGGATGATGATAACTCAATGGAGGGTATTTTATACGATCATCAACTTAATACCGATATAGATGATTTTCTTTATTATCAGGTATTTGAATGCGGCGGGTTACCTTAATACTTAAAATTATGAATCCAATACTTGTAATGAATACATATTCAACACTCGGAGTTCCACAGGAAACCGAGGTTACTGATTTTATGTCTTATTTATTTGGTTCATGGACGTTCTAATGGAAGCAACTCTAAAAATATACTCCGTAATCGGTACAGAAGAAAATCAGTTCTCATCTGATAACCTCATTTTGTTTCTTGAAAACAGTAAGGATGCTACCGATATAACTGTCAGGATTAAAAGTCCCGGCGGCTCAGTCCGAGAGGGATGGACAATTCATGACCTGTTAAAAAACTCCGGTAAGAAAATAAAAACTATTGCAGAAGGTGAGCTTTATAGTATTGCCACTGTGATATTTTTGGCCGGTGAAGAACGGGAAATGTTCCCAAATGCTGACGGGTTAATTCATATGCCTCGCATCCCTAACCCGGAAGGTGACTTTCAGGCTGCCGATTTAAGGGAAATGGCTGAATACATGGATAAAGAGGAGGCTAAAATCATTAATCTTTACATGGCAGTCACCGGCAAAGACGAAGTTACGCTTCGGGAATACATGAACAAAGAAACAATGCTATCGGCTCAGGATATGCTTACTCTTGGATTTGCTACAAAAATAACTGAGCCACTAAAGGCAGTTGCATATTTTAATTATAAATCAGATAAAATGGAAAAAGATGAAGTAAAAACATTCGGAGAAAAACTGGATACCCTTATCGCAACGGTAACGGCCCTGTTTTCACGTCTCCCGGCCAAAGATCAAACAATGAAAGATAAGGACGGGAAGGAATTTAAACTCGAAAAAGAAGCCGGCAGTCCTGCTGTTGGTGACAAAGCCAGCCCGGACGGGACGTTCGTAATGGCAGACGGTAAAACGATTGTCATTGCAAGCGGAGCAGTAACAGAGGTTAAAGAACCTGCTGCCGCTAAATCAGAACTGGAGATAGCAAATGAAAAGATCACTGATCTGACGGCCAAACTCGCTGAGGCAGAAAAGACAAAAGCTGATGCTATTGCAGCCGAAGCCGCATTTAAAGAAAAAGAAGTTGAAGCAACTGCTTTAATTACGAGTCTAACAGCACTGAAAAATACATGGAAACCGGAAGGACGTGTAAAGTTCAGTTCAATGGAAAAGGTCGGGGATATAAATCTCGACGAAGCAAAGGAATTAATCAAGAAAAATAAAAATAAGTAATCATGCCAACATCACCTTCGTGTGGACACACACTCAATCTGGACAATCTTCACTTTACCGCTGATGAACTCAGGTCGTTAAATGAACTTGTTATCACCGCTGTTTTGGAAGCTCCTTCCTTAACTGACTTTCATACCATTGTAACAGGTATTAAGAACGACAAACGAATCGGGATTATACCGGGAACATTCGGACTCATCGGGAAAGCTGCTCAGGCTTGTAATCCTACTGCTCAATGCTATGAGGATACTGCAATTGAAAAAACATGGGAACCAAAGTACCTGGAAGTGATAATTGATATGTGTATTGATGAGATAACAAACTCATTGATGCGTCTTTATGTCGATTGTTCAAATCCTTACGATCTTACCAAGACCCAGATATTTGCATTCATTCAGGATCTTCTTGCAAAGGATCTTCCTAAAATGGTATTCAGAAATGTATGGTTTGGAGATAAGAATGCAAGAGTATGGCCGTTAGGTAATTTAACACCCGGTACTGATCCTGCTTATTTTAATGTGATTGAAGGTTTCTGGCATCAGTTTGCAGTTATTTACGCTGCTAATCCACTGCAGTTAAATGCACTTCCCGGAAATACTCAGGCCACTTACGCCCTTCAGCAGTCAGTTGCTACACCACTTTTGATGTACAATGCAATTAATACGCTGATTGATAACGGTATTTCTGAACTTCAGGCACAGCCTGACAGGGTTCTTCTTGTTACCCGGTCAGTATTTGACAGGCTTCGCAGACAGCTTCAGGCTCTTGGTACTGCATTTCAGGATTACAAACTGATGATCAACGGCCTTGAATTTGCAACATGGGACGGCATAAAAATCGTTTCAATTCCTTTATGGGATCAGTGGATACGGGCTTATGAAAACAACGGAACGAAATGGAATGATCCTCACCGTGCAGTTTATACCACAGTGTCAAACCTTAATATCGGTTTTGCTTGTACTTCTGCATTTGAAAATGTAAATTCATTCTACGATCCAAGAAGTCGCTACAACCGTATCGAGGCTACTGATGCTTTTGATGCAAAAATAATTGACGACCGTTTGTTAATGGTTGGAAGATAGGAGGTTATCATGACAATAGGATGTAACCAAATAGTTGATTGTATCCTTAAAAACTGTGCGAATCTCGTACCGGGGATTAAGGATAAGGCTTACTTTATTAATTTCGATTGCGTTGATAAAGATTTAAGCTCATTCGATCCTTCAAATTCACTGCTCTGCACTCAGCTTGTGCTAAAGACAGTGTCACCTCCGTGCTATGCGTATTGTGTTGAGGGGTATAACTTCTCAAATGAACACAAAACGACAATGGTCAAGAAGACTTATCAGAAGGTATGGGATCAGGGATTTGTTTTCAGGATATTCGATAATACCCCTGAGACAAAACTTTGGATTCAGAACGCCGCTGATAGCCGCTTTATGATCATACAGGAGAATAACTATAATAAAGATATTGCTCCAATAGCTGCTGGAAGAACTGTCTTTGAGATCCTCGGCTGGGACTTTGGCCTTGAGCTCAATGCCGCTGAGCGTGATGCCAACTCCGATGAACTTCTTGGAGGGTGGTTACTCACTGCCGGGTGTTCTGATAAGTTAAAAGAATCTCTGCCTCCGCTTGCATATTTTGTCGGTGGAACACTGACCGCCACAAGAGCTGCCCTTGCCTCAATGGTCGCTCCTTGTTGCCCGTAATAAGTGAGGGGTAAAACCCTCACTTTATTATGTTAGTTGATGAGATACAATCGTTTGCAAGGGACTTTATAAATGTCAAATCTTTTCGTACATCATCACGAAAAGCAAAGATAAGAGAGGCTTATAAATCACTTACAGGCGAGAACATTAAGATAACATGTAACACTTGTTATATCGAAGCATTACTTACAATTATAAATTCTAAACCAATGGCAACAAGAAATTACGAATTAAAAAAAGGTGTATTACTCCAGGCTTTTGGAGACGCATCAAAGACCTGCACGAATGACACTCTTACTGATGAACTGGCTCAGTGGTATCTGAAAAACTATCCTGAGAAAGCAGTATTTTTTTCAAGAATATTACAAGTTCCTGTTAATGTAAATCCTGACATCAGAATTATACCTCCTGCAAAAAATGAACCTGAGAAAGATGATTTTTCAAAGATGCCAGAAGAGTGGAAGGAAAGGAATAAAATTCCGGTTGAAGAAAGAACCGAAGTAAGTGACACTGCAAGTAAATTGATCGAATCGGTTATTCAGCCAGTTAAAAGAAGCAGGAAACCTAAAACCAATAAATAATGAGAGTATCCGCCACAAAAACAGCCCAGAGGGTAGAGCGGAACTCTTATATTACTTCCAAGAGAATAAAAGGGTATGGATTGAATAACGACTATCCGCAGAAGATTTTAGAGATTGTAAATAGCTCCGGCACGGGTCGGGTCTGTATGGATATTTACGTTAAGTTTGTCGAGGGCGGAGGATTCACAGATACAACTTTAGCAGAGACAATTCTCAACTCTAAAGGTGAACGTTCAAATTCACTACTTAGAAAGTTTGCTAAAGACTTAAAAAACTTCAATGGTTTTGCATGTTTGGTGAAATATAACGGCATGGGATTACCGGAGGAGTATTTCAATATCCCGTTTGAACATTGCCGTATTGAGATAGTCAACAAAGAATATACTGGCAGAATTGCAGTCTATCACGACTGGACAGGTATCGAGGGCCAGCCTTTTAAATTTCAGGATGTTAAGTTTATTAACAGGTTTAATCCTCAAACAGTAATAACAGAGATGACTGAGGCGGGTGGGCCGGAAAACTACTTAGGCCAAATCCTTTATTATACTGTTGACGGTGATTTTGAATACCCGCTTTGTCCCTTTGATCCTATTGTTACCGATATGCTAACTGAGGAGAGTGTTTCAACTGTTAAGCATCGTAACGCAAAACATAACTTCTTACCTGCAGGGATGATAATTCGCAAAGGAATTAAAGCCCGAACAATAGCAGGGGGAGTAGTTGATCCTAATGATCCATATAATCAACAGCAAGTACAAAGTGCTGAAGATATAAAAGCATGGCAGGGAGATAATCAGGCATGTAAAATGATAGTTATCAATATTGATGCTGATGAAGAAAAGCCTGAATTTGTTCCTTTTACAACTAATAATTTTGACCGGCAATATGAGCTAACTGAAAAAACAGTACAGCAGAATATCGCTGGCATGTTTAAAGTTCCACCTGTGCTTCGTGGTGTTGATATTGGAAATGGTTTTGGAAGTGATCTTCTCACCGCTGCCTACACTTTCATGAATAATATTTGTTCAGATGAACGCCGGTTAATTGGTGAAGTTTTTAAAATACTACTTCAATTTTACTCTATTAAGTTTGTTGATTTTTCGATTAAACCGGCTGAATATGTGGCTCAAACTACAATATTATGATACCACTTGTAAATAAATCAGATTTGGATCAACTTAAATACGTGGCGGATTCTGTAAAGAATAGCACATCATGGCCGTTTTTTGTCTCTGAGTCGGAGTTGTTTGATATAAAGGTTTGGCTTGGTGATGGACTTTTAAATGAGATTGTTTTACAGGCAACGCCCTCGCCACAGGTTATTTCAGCAGCAAATCAATTGCTTTTAGACGGTGGTAGTTATACTTATCAGGGAAAGACATATTTATTTCAGGGACTTAAAAACTGTATCATTTATTATGCTTTCGCACGGTTCACGAATCGAACGGCTTTTAATTATACTGCTGCCGGAATAGTAGTGAAGGACTCTGATTTATCGACTCCTATCTCAGATAAAGTCATGCAGCGTCTTGAAACAGAATCCCGGTTAATGGCCGATGCGATTAAATGCGAGATAATAACATTTTTGAATCGTAACTATGCAAACTACCCACTTTGGGGAAATCAAGGTTTTGGATGCGGAACTACTTGTGGTGATAATGGAAGAACACAAATAATAGGTGACTAACTAAAAATTAAGAATATGAATACAAGTATGGGAAACATCACAAGGGAAGTTTTGATTGATGTTGCATTAATAGACTTCACAGATGAGAATGGTTTTTTTATTCGTAGCGGTGCAGGTAATATTAAATATTGTCCGATAGGTAATAAATCAGATGCTGAGGCAATAACTAAAACGGTTGATGCTTCTGCTTTATTTATTGATCCTGTGATTTGTCGTAAAGTATTTCGTACAGGTACAACTGCAACAGGTATTTATGTTGGTTATGGTGTGTAGCTATGGGAATACATATAGGCATCGGGGGTCTTAAAATAGGCACGAGTCAGCAGAGTTCATGGCTCACACAACGATCACTTCAATATGTTCGTTCGGGGAGTGATTTGCTTGAGACATTTTCAGGAAGTAATCTCAATGCAAAAATTATTCCTAGTGCTGTTTTTTTTGATAATTCACATTATATTAAGTTAACGGTTGCAAATTTTGCATCGACAGTAACAAGCGGTTATGTTGAAACGGAAATTTATTATGATGGGTCAAGCACACCTTGTTATATATTTGCATCCGCAGATCAGGCAGGAACGGCAAAATATTTTTATGTCAATATTACGGCAGGGAAGCCAACGATAAAGGCAGCTAATTCCAGTCCTGCATTTAGTAACACTATTGCAACTACTAACACTATTTCTATAGGATGGCATAAACTTAAATTTGAGGCTATTGGCGGAGTTACACCACATTACCAAATAACTGATAATGGAACTGTCTTAATAGTTGGTGCGGGATTAACAGTTAGTGCAGGGAATGATGATGGGAAATTTATAGGTAATGTTTTAGATAGAGATAATATTTCTTTTGGTTATATGCTTCGATCGGCGGCAGTGTATGGCCAGTCTTGTTATATTACTTATGTGGATTTTAATGGAACAAATAAATGGTATTTTGGACGTAATGGGTATATCTTTGATGTAATTGGAGGAGTTCATTTGACATGGACAACGGCTACTCAATTTATTTGGAATGCAGGCGCAAATAGTCATTTTCTTGACATTGGTTTTTCTGTTTACACAAAAGCAGGGTTGTCTGATGTTTTAGTTCCTTATGTAAGTGCAGGTGTCCC